AAGAAGTCGCCAAATTACTTTAAAGATAATTTGTATTTTATAGACGAAGACCAGTTTTACATGTTCAACAATGGTGAACGTTGGAATTCTGTAAAAGATTATTGTTTTGTTCGTCCGATAGATTTAGAGCATGGTTACTTGCATGAAGAGGGCTATGAGCCAAATACTGGGATTCTTGTATATGGTAATAAACGTCTTGAATCTATGGGCGTTCATGAGGGCGATAAAATAAACTTCACTAAGAACAGCGAGTATGAATTTGATGTTGATGGAGAAATGTTATATCGCATGAGAACTAACGATATTTGTACTGTCTTATGAATAGTGTAAAAGAAATTAAAGAGCGTATTATTCAGGCTGGTCACGAAGCTGTTAAGCAGTTAATAAAGGTTGCGGAAGAAGAAATTATTAAACCGGACCCTGATGATGAATTGGCTGCTGATAGATTAAAAAACGCAGCAGCTACAAAAAAGCTAGCAATATTTGATGCATTTGAAATACTCAATCGCATTGAAAATGAAAAAAATATGCTAGAAAACCCAGAGGAAGAAAAAAATAACTTAACTGGAGGATTTGCAGAAAGACGATCTAAATAATGACTTGTGTGTTGTCATCAAAGATGCCATACCTGAAAAAGACTTAAAAAAGCTAAATGCTAAAAAGGCTTTCAAGTATGGGTACAACAAAGAGTATGATGTCATTGTTATATCTAAAGACGGAACACTAGGTGAAATAGTTCAGATAAATAACCTCAACATAGGTCTTCCTAAACAACCCCAAAACGTATATAAACGCTCTCAGACGAAAGAAGAACAATACTGGGAGGCAAAAGACTACCCTAAAGCATTAAAGCCATTACAGACAATATTTCAATGGAATGAAATGAACAAGGATTTCAAGGAAACTTGGGTTCCTTACATTGAAGAAGAATTTGATAGGCGAGATAATGGTTTTTGGTTTTATAATAATGGCAATCCTACTTACATTACAGGAAGCCATTATATGTACTTGCAATGGACTAAAATTGATGTAGGTAAACCTGAGTATCGCGAATCAAACAGGATATTTTTTATTTATTGGGAAGCTTGTAAGGCGGATGAGCGATGCTACGGAATGTGCTATCTTAAAAACAGACGTTCTGGATTTTCTTTTATGTCATCTGCTGAGGTTGTAAATCAAGCTACAATAACATCTGACTCTAGATTTGGTATATTGTCTAAGACCGGGGCTGATGCTAAAAAGATGTTTACCGATAAAGTTGTTCCCATATCCGTTAACTATCCATTTTTTTTCAAGCCAATTCAAGATGGTATGGATAGACCGAAATCTGAACTAGCATATCGTGTTCCGGCATCCAAACTTACGCGTAAATCTATATCAAATACAAGCCAGCTAAGCACATTACAAGGGCTTGATACTACTATTGACTGGAAAAACACAGGTGACAACAGTTACGATGGGGAAAAGCTAGCACTACTAGTACATGACGAAAGTGGAAAGTGGGAAAAGCCTGACAATATTTTAAATAACTGGAGGGTAACAAAAACCTGTTTGAGACTTGGTAGTCGTGTTATTGGCAAATGCATGATGGGATCTACTAGTAATGCTCTTGAAAAGGGAGGTGGTAATTTTAAAAAACTATATTACGACTCTGATACTAGTAACAGAAACTCAAACGGACAGACAAAAAGCGGTCTATACAACCTGTTTATTCCAATGGAATGGAATATGGAAGGGTTTATTGATATGTATGGTCAGCCTGTGCTAGAAACTCCAAAATCACAGACAGTCAGTACTAACGGTGATTATATTCACCAAAGCGCATTAGAATATTGGCAAAACGAAGTGGATAGTCTTAAAAACGATCCTGATGCGTTAAATGAATACTACAGACAATTTCCTAGAACAGAGTCTCATGCATTTCGTGATGAATCAAAAAATACCTTGTTTAATCTCACGAGAATATATGAGCAGATAGATTACAATGATTCATTTGCAATTAAAAGCACTATTACTAGAGGTAATTTTTATTGGAGAAATGGTCAAAGAGATACCGAAGTAATATTTAATCCAGAGAGCAAAGGTCGATTTTTCCTGTCCTGGATTCCTAGTGCAAAACTAATGAATAATGTGGAGGTTATTAATGGGAAAAAATATCCGGGCAATAAGCATATAGGCTCATTCGGCTGCGATAGCTACGATATATCTGGAACAGTTGGAGGCGGTGGCTCTAAGGGCTCTTTGCATGGAATGACTAAGTTCCATATGGAGGACGCTCCTACAAATATGTTTTTTTTAGAATACATATCAAGGCCACAAACGGCAGAGATATTCTATGAAGATGTGCTGATGGCTTTACATTTCTATGGAATGCCAATACTAGTAGAAAACAACAAGCCAAGGTTATTGTATTATTTAAAAGATCGTGGTTATAGAGGATTTTCTATGAATCGTCCAGATAAGCACAAAAATATATTGTCTAAGGCAGAACGTGAGTTAGGAGGAATTCCTTCATCACAAGCTGTAATTTCTGTACACGCAGAGCACATTGAAAGCTACATACAACAGCACGTAGGAGTAATAAATGATGAAAATCATTCTGATTTTGGTTCGTGTGGGAATATGTTTTTTAATCGTACATTGTTAGACTGGGCCAACTATGATATAAACAATCGTACTCGATTTGATGCTACAGTTAGTTCTGGCTTTGCAATTATGGCTAATCACGGCACACGTGGCAGGGTTGAAGAAAAACGTAATCAAATAAATCTTAACTTTGCAAAATACAGTAACAAAGGTTTTGTTAGTGAAATTATTAAGTAAACATGATAAATAAGCCAAGATTCAATTCGGGTAGTGGTTTTCCTAATCAATTTGTTCCAGACCAAGAGAAGGACACCTATGAGTATGGTCTCCGTGTTGGTCTTGCTATTGAGTCTGAGTGGTTCTCTAGGGACTACGGAAGCAGCATGTATGGCGAAATACGTTCTGAGTTTTTGAACAGACGTTTATACGCTAGAGGAGAGCAACCAGTAGAAAAGTACAAAAACGAACTAGCCGTAAATGGCGATTTGTCTTATCTTAATTTAGATTGGACTCCTGTTCCAATTATTCCAAAGTTTGTAGATGTTGTTGTTAATGGTATATCTAACAGGCTTTTAGATGTTAAAGTTGAGGCGATTGATGATATTTCTATTTATCAGCGAGAATTAGATAAACAAGAAATTGAAAAAGATATGGTCGGGCGTGAAATTTTGTCCGACATAAAAAAAACTACTGGTGTTGATGCTTTTAATTTTCCTGAAGATCAGCTACCAGAAACAGATGAAGAGCTTGCTTTGTATATGAAGTTAAATTACAAGCAAGGTATTGAAGTGGCCGAAGAAACCGCTATTAAAGCTATTTTAAAACTAAACGACTACGATGAACTTAAGCGTCGTATTGATGAAGACAATGTAGTTCTTGGTATTTCGGCATTAAAACACTCTTTTGATGTTCATGATGGAATCAAGATTGAATATGTTGATCCTGTAAATTTTGTGTATTCGCCTACAGAAGATCCTAATTTTAGGGATTGTTATTACTTTGGTGAAGTAAAATCTGTACATGCTACGGAAATTAAAAAAATCAATCCAGATTTATCTCAAGAAGAAATTGAGCAAATAACAAAATTAGCTAGTCGTTTTGATGGATATCGTAGCACACAAAACTTACAAAGTACTAGTGGGTTAGACAAGGCAAATGTTTCTTTACTATATTTCTGTTATAAGACAGACCGGGAAATCGTATACAAGGTAAAAAAGAATGAAAATGGCGGAGAAAAGCCATTAAAAAAAGATTCTTCATTCAACCCTCCTGAAGAACAGCAGGAGAGATTTGAACGTGTTTCTCGTCGTATTGATGTATGGTACGAAGGAGTTCTCGTATTGGGAACTAATCACTTATTACAGTGGGAGCTTATGTCTAATATGGTTCGTCCTAAATCTGCATTTCAAAAAACCATACCTCCCTATATAGTATCTGCTATTAAAATGTCAAAAGGTAATATTGATTCTTTGGTTAAAAGAATGATTCCTTTTGCAGATCAAATACAATTAACGCACCTAAAACTACAACAAGTAGTCAGTAAAATGATTCCTGATGGAGTGTTTATTGATGCGGATGGACTTAATAGTGTAGACCTTGGTAATGGAGCTTCATATAATCCATCTGAGGCATTATCTATGTATTTCCAAACAGGTAGTGTTATTGGGCGTAGCTATACTGAAGATGGCGATTTTAATAACGCTAGAGTGCCTATTCAGGAGCTTACTAGTAGCGGCTCAAACGCAAAAATATCTAGTTTAATTAATATGTATAATTATCAGCTCAATATGATTAGAGCTGTTACAGGTATTAATGAAGCTAGAGATGGAAGTTCTCCAGATCAATATGCTTTAGTTGGAGTGCAAAAACTAGCGGCTTTAAATAGCAATACTGCTACTAGACACGTTGTATTGTCTGGAATATTTATGACTCAGAAATTAGCTGAGGCATTATCTTGTCGTATATCTGATATTTTACAATATTCAGATTTTGCTATGGATTTTGCTAAAATGATTGGAGGTAAAAATTTTGAAATCATACGGGATGTTGCTACGTTACATCTTCATGACTTTGGTATTTTCATTGAAATTGAACCGGATGAAGAGCAAAGACAATTGTTGGAACAAAATATTCAGCAGTCAATACAGTCTGGTCAAATTGGATTAGAAGACGCTATAGATATTAGAAGCATTAATAATGTAACTCTAGCCAATAGCATGCTTAAAATTCGCAAGAACAAGAAAGAAAAACTTGATCTTGAAAAGCAGGAAAAGGCAATTCAAATGCAAACTCAAGCTAATCAACAAAGCGCTCAATCTGCATCTCAATCAAGAATGCAGGAAGAGCAATTTAAAAACCAGGCTAGTGCTCAATTAGAACAGATGCGTGCAGAACTTGAAATGCAAAAAATGCAAGCTAAAAAACAAATTGATATGGAGCTATTGCAGATGAAGCATCAATTTGACATGCAACTAAAGCAATTAGAGTCGCAAGTGTATCAGGGAAGAGAGCAATTTAAGGAGGATCGAAAAGATCAAAGAACTAAAAAACAAGCAACTCAGCAAAGTAAAATGATTGAGCAAAGAAAATTAGATTTACCAGCAACTGATTTTGAAAAAGCACAAGGTGGATCTGATTTGATGCAAAACATTCAAGCAATGATGGGTCAAGGAAACATGTAATATTTTTACATAATTTTGCAATAATAATTTAAATCTAATTCATTATGAGTAATGTAAACGAGGAAGTTGACTTTAAAGTTGACTTATCAAAGCCGCCTGTGGCTGAAAAAAATATTGAACAACAAGATGCCGTTCAAGAACAAGAAGCAAATGAAGGCATGTTACGCGATAGCGAACAGAGCCAAGAAACAGGGCAAGAAGCCCAAGTGGAATTGCAAGGAGTGGGCGAAAAAGACGAAAAGTCTGTAGAGCCCAATAAAGAAGAAATTATAAATCAATATCTTACTGATAAATACAAAATCAGTGTAAATGATTTAGACAACGTTCTTTCAAATAAGAATACCCCTCAAGAGCTTCCGGAAGAAGTCGAGAAGTATTTGCAGTACAAGCAGGAGACCAAGCGTGGTCTTAAAGATTTCATTAAAGCAAACGAAGATGTTAGCGAATATGATGAATCAGTTTTATTGCGTGAGTATTATCGACAATCAAATCCAGAGCTGGATGAGTCTGACATTAATTATATAATTGAAGACAAGTTTAGTATTAATGAAAATGTTGATACTGAAAAAGATGCCAAGCGCAAAACTCTTGAGAAAAAACAAGAATTGCATAAAGCAAAGGAGTATTTCAAGCAAATGCAGGATAAGTACAAAGCCCCACTTGAGTCAAGTAGCGAGGCTCTTCCTGAGGATGTAAGAAAAGCTGTCGAGTTTTACAAGCAATATAATGATGAATCAACTAAGGAGCAAGAAGTTGTTCAAAGTCAAAGAAAAACTTTTGAGCAAAAAACGTCTGAGCTTTTTACTGATGAGTTCGAAGGTTTCGAATTTAATGTTGGTGA